AGGCTGGCTGTTCTGATGTCAATTGCCGATATGTTGCAGGGCGGGTCAGTGATGTGGGTTGCGCCATCGTTCGACAAGGCGATGATCGGCTGGCGATTGTTTGAGGAGCTTACCGAGCAGATGCCGGTATGCTCGATCCACCGCGCCGAGCACCGGATCACTGCTAAAAATGGCGGCTGGCTGGCGGTTTACTCTGCAGACAGTGAGGGCGGCATCCGGGGTGAGGGCGCCAGTCTGGTTGTCGTGGATGAGGCGGCATACATCCGTGATCTCGAGCGCCTCTGGGAGCAGGAGCTACGGCCAGCGTTGACTGATCGCAGGGGCTGCGCCGTTTTTATCAGCACGCCGAGGGGTGTAAACTATTTCTATAAACTGTATCAGATGGCAGACCATGACCAGGATTGGCAGTCATGGCAATTTCCGTCGTCTGCCAATCCGTTTTTAGACCAGGCAGAGATCGAGGCGGCGCGGCGCTCGCTCCCGGTGCTGGTGTTTCGCCAGGAATATCTTGCTGAGTTTGTCCAGTTGGCTGGCACTATGTTTCGCCGCGAGTGGTTCGAGGTTGTGGACAGTCATCCGCCACTGGTTGTCCAGGCAAGGCACTGGGACCTGGCGGCGACACAGAAAACGTCTGGCGACTACTCGGCGGGGGTTAGAGTGGGCCTCGATGATGACGGTAATGCATATATCATCGATATGGCACATGACCGGCTTGAGTGGCCAGCACTGCTCCGGCTGATCACACAGACTGCACTTGCCGATGGCGCCGATGTGCAACAATCGATAGAAACGGCCGGAGTGCAAAAAGGTCTACTAGATTTACTCCTTGCCGAGCCCACACTTGCGAGCACTGCCGTCCGCGGCATTCAACCGGTCGGTGATAAAATAACTCGAGCGAACGCATGGTTGGCCAGGGCTGAACAGGGCAAGGTGAAACTGGTGCGCGGTGCATGGAACCAGGCATGGCTGGATGAGATATGTGCGTTCCCGGAATCTGAACATGACGATATTGTCGATGCTACCAGCGGCGCATTTACGGCGATAGGCCAGTCTAGATCGGTATTTGTATGGTACGGCGATGAAGATACTAACGATTGACCAGAATCTGAAAACGAGTGAGCTGGATGCACTCTTCGGAATCGACGATTATAGCCGTGTATCGGAACGCACGCTGGCGTCTGCCGTCCCCTGGCTATACCGAGCTGTCGATCTGCGTGCCATGTCGGTGGCAACAGTGCCGTACGACATCACAGATCGCAATGGGAATACGGTCGAGGTATTCAGTGACTTACCAAATCTGTTTCGCAACATCGAGGCTGCACTCACCATCTATGGCTACGCCTATCTGTTTGTCGAGCGCAGCGCCAGGCGCATTTTGAACCTGCGCTGGCTGGCACCGCAGTCTATTCGGCCGCTGGTGGACAGTACAAATGGTCTAACTGGATTCGAGCGCAACTTGGGCGGAGGCTCAATTAAGCTCACGCTAGATGATGTGGTGTATTTCTGGCGCTATAACCCCCATGCTGAGGTGGCTCCCGGGCCATCTCCGGTGCAGGCAGCACTCGAGGCGTCCGGCATCGCCTATAATGCAAACCGGTTCATTACCATGTTTTTTGAGCGGGGGGCGATCGGGGCGACGCTCCTAACAGTAGATGGCAGTCCGCCGGAGGCCGACCTGAAACGGCTCGAGGCGTGGTGGCGACGGCTGCTATCCGGCGTGCGCAACGCGTTCAGTGCTGCCGCGGTGCGGGCCGGTGTCAAACCGGTCCAGGTCGGCTATCCGCTCGACCAGATGGACATCGAGGTGCTGTTTGGTGAGGTGCGCAACCAGATTTGCGCGGCCCTGGGCATCCCGCAGACCATGATGGAGGATGCGGCCAACTACGCGACTGCAGCTGAGCATCGACGCTCGTTCTACAGCGAGACTGTTCTACCTGAGTGCCAGTTGATCGAGAGTGAGATCAACAGACAATTGTTAAACAAAATGGGCCTGACACTGACATTCCGGCCAGAGCAGATGGAGATTTTCCAACAGGACGAGTCGGCCAAGGCAGACTCGGTGGTTAACCTGGTCAGCGCCGGAATTATGACGATCGATGAGGCCAGACAGTGGATGGGGCTAGAGGCATATCCTGATACCCAGCCAGCCGCAGATGTGACCGAGACGGCGGTGCAAAAAGCTCGTCTCGCAGAGTTGCGTCAGTGGCGTGAGGTGGTGCGTAAACACCCCGGCAGGACATTCAAATGCGAGATCATACCCCCGCATATCGAGCAATTCGTAAATCTCGCTCTTGCCGGTGGTTATGACCCATTTCCACTGAAGTCGATTGACGATGAGATTGGTTCTGACATCAACAAAATGCAGCGCGGAGTCCGGGGCATCCTGGCCGACTATCATCCCCGTGTTGCCGCTGCCATCGCTGCTGGTGAGGCCACAGATGCCATCGTAGGCGAGATGCGTGATGCACTGGTCACGGCGCTGGCCCGCCAGCTGACCGATATCGCATATCGGCGCATACTCGCCAACTCGCTGGACACAGTTGTGATCTATGAACCGGCCGTGATCAACCAGCGGGCATTAGACTGGGCTACTCAATATACCTATGATCTGGTATCGAAACTCACGGACACCACGCGCGATGTGGTCAAGCAGGCTACTGAGCAGTTTATCAGCACACCGGGCATGACTCGCGATGATCTGGTAGCCATGTTGGAGCCCGCATTTGGCGATGTGCGTGCCGGGATGATTGCCACTACTGAGGTTACTCGGGCTTACTCGATGGCGACAAACGAGTACCAACAGATGCTGTCCGATGCTGGCATTGCGATGGTGAAGGTATGGAATACCAACAATGACGACCGTGTGTGTCCGATCTGTGCACCGCTGGACGGCGAGCCAGAGGACAACTGGCCATCCGATCTGAGCGATGGCCCACCAGCCCACGTCAATTGCCGCTGCACGACCAGTCTGAAGAGGGCAAAATGAGGATTGAAGGGCTAGACAGGTTGATGAGGGCGCTCGACCGTTTCGCCACGGCCAGGGCGGTAGCCGATACCATCAAACCAGCGCTGACGGCGACCGGCGAGGTGATACGCAGCTATCTGGTGCGCTATCCCGGCAAGCCATCATATCCGCTCCGCTGGGCATCGCAACGGCAGCGGTTTTACGTGCTGTATGTGCTGCGCAAAAATCTTGGGCCATACAAACGCACGACTGATCCGATGAGTCAGAGGCTACAGGCATCCTGGGCAGTGGAGTATAATCAACCATGGCGCGTGATCGTTGGCACGCGGGTGACGTATGCTCCATATGTGCAGGGCCGCGATAAACAACAGCCGTATCACGCTGATACTGGCTGGGTAACAGACGAGGTCGCGATGCAGCGCACCATCGATAGCGGTGCTCTGCAAGACAACATGATCAGTGTCGTGAAAAAGGCACTCGAGAGGTGAAAAATGGATGAAGTGAAAGTAATCACGAAGACTGAGGGCGGGGAAGAATTTACCGCCGATGCCTACCTGTACGTTCCAGACCCCGAATCTCCATCGACCTGGAAACTGCGCATCGAGGAAACGCCCGGAAAGGTCACGGTGGCGCAACTCGGGCGTGCGGCTGCTGCGCTCGGCCCGGGGTTCCGGGGCCAGCGGGTGGAGTTGCCGCCGGATGAACGGCGCAAGGCGGCCAAAAAGCTGATCGGTCTATACCGAGACAACGGCGTTGACGATGCCGACATCCCGCCGTATCTGTGGGGCATCGCCGGTCTGCAGCAGCCGAAGGCGGTGCAGATCAAGAATGCTGAGGATGGCAGCATGATTGTTGCCGGATATGGTGTGGTCTGGGGTGGTGTCGATCTGGATGGCGATACGTTCACACCTGAGACCGATCTGTGGCTGGACCGCATCACGCCGAACCCGCCGGTGCTGTACCAACATGGCATGGATGATCATCTAGGCAAGTCCGTGTTGGGGCGGGTGGTCAAGGTCAGCCGTGATGATATCGGGCTCTGGATCGAGGCGCAGTTAGACGCACATGAACAGTACCGTCAGTACATTGAGGCTATCCGCGAGCTAGCACAGCAAAATAAGCTGGGCTGGTCATCTGGCGCGGTTGGCCATCTGGTAGAGCGTAACGGTGGGGTGATCACATCCTGGCCCGTTGCCGAATTTAGCCTGACTCCAACGCCAGCGGAGCCGCGCACACTCGGTGTGCAGGCACTGCGCGCGTTGGTAGATGATGTCCCGGCGATCAAATCGGTATTGCCAGAGGCGGGCGATGAAGCGCCTGCGGCAAAAGCGGATGAGAAACGGGGTGAAACGCAGAAAACACAATCCGAGAAAATTATTACAGGAGAAAGTAAAATGGACGAGTTAAATTACGATGAATTGGCCGATAAACTGGCCGAAAAAATCGCCGATCGCACGCCGCTCAAGGCGATCGGTGTGGCAAATCCGGCCGAGGAAAAGCCGGATCATGTCAAAAGCTTCAAAGCCTACCTGACGACTGGCAATGCTGTGAAACTGAAGGAGTCGACCGACAGTCTTGGCGGCTACTTCGTGCCCACTGAGCTGGTCAACGAGCTGATAGCGGCATTGTCCGCCGACTCGCTGTTGCGGAAGGCCGGTGCCAGGGTGTTCAACATGCCATCCTATACCGTCAAAGTTCCTGGTTTTTCGTACTCCGCGGCCGCGGCGCTCACGTCAGAGGGCGTTGCCGCCTCTGCTACCGAGCCAACTGCTACCAGCATAACCTTCACGGCGTATCGCTACACCAAGCTGACGAAAGTTAGCATCGAGCTGATGCAGGACAGCTCATTTGACGTGTGGCGCGAAATTCTGTCAGTTGACTATGCACAGGCATTCTCTGATGCTGAGAATACGGCATTCACAAGCGGTACCGGGTCATCTCAGCCGCAGGGCCTCGTCAACGCGACGGTGGGTGTGACCACAGCTAGCAAATCTGCCATCACCTCGGATGAGGTCATCAACTGGATTCACTCGCTGGACTACAAATATCGCCAAAATGCGGTGGTCATGCTGAGTGACAGCGCGGTGCTGACCATCCGCAAGCTCAAGGACTCAACAAACCAGTATCTGTGGCAGCCTGGGCTTGTCGGGGGGCAGCCGGATCGCCTCCTGGGCATTCCGGTTATGACTAACAACAAATTTTCCACTGTGGGCACCGCAAGTGGTATCGTGGGTGTGGTGTTCGATCCACGTTTCTACTGGATTGGTGCCCGCGGCGATATGAGTGTCCAGCGGCTCGATGAGCGTTACGCAGACGAGGGCAACGTTGGTTTCGTGGCGCACATGCGGTTCGACGGCCACATCATGCTGGCCGAGGCCTTCAGCGCGCTGAAGCTGGGCGCTACGTAGTAAT